CATCATTATTTTCATCAAACTCTTTTTTTAAACTGTCTATATATTTTGGCGTTTTAGTTCCTAATCCAGTACCAATTTCACCAATTTTATCTATAAAATTTGCAAGGCCTTTAAGAAACTTAGGGAACATATCACTATTAACAAATTTATTTAATAATACAAGTAATCCAGCTAGTAAAGTACCTTGCATAAGACTTCCCAACAAACTAAAAAGAGTTTGTATTGGGCCACCAATTAAAGGTATATTAGTCAACCAATTTCCAAAACTTTTTATATTATCTGAAAGTTTTGTGAACAATCTTTTTTCATCTCTTTTGTCTTCTTTTGAGTCAAAAAATGATTTAAATTTAGTTTTAAAAAAACCAGACAATCCAGTAACAGATTCTTCAATCTTTTTTGATGAGGTACTTTCTTTGTCATTACCTTTATCAACTTTTTCAATTAATTTCTGTGTTGATTTATTACCTTTTTTTATTTCTTCTGTAGTTTCTTCTTGTAAATCATCAGTCCTTGTGATACCTTCTTTTACATCAAACTTTTCCCTTTGAGCTGCAAGTCTAGTATCATTAATTATTTCTGGTAATGCATCTTTTAATCTTTCACTAGCATCATCACTTCTATTATTTTGTTGAATAATAGTTTGTAGACTATCAGTAGTTTCTTTTTGTCTTTTGATAAGTTCTTGAAAGTCTCTTGAAGTGATGTCAGCCATTATTTTCTCTTTTTATCTGCATATGCATTTGCACCGAAATATGCGGCGACTAGTGCTGAGATTGCAACAAAATATGTTGGTGCAATATCGGCGATTAATTTTGCAGCTGTGTCTTGTCCTAACATTGCAGTAATTAATATACCACTAGGATAAAACAACATACCCAACAATGCGAACCAAGTCATTGTTCTCATTGCATCTCTACGGGCATCTGCATCTTCTAATTCTTTTCTTTTAAATTCCAAATCCATCTCCAATTCTTTTTGAGTGATGTGTCCATCACCATTCAAATCTTTTTTAGCGACCTCTGGGTCAACTGTTTTAGTTATTTTGTTGTTGTTGTTTAAGTCGTTCATTTTCCTCTCTTATATGTTCGTTTAATAGTCCAACATAAATATCTCTTTCCCAAGGCACCATATTTTCTAATTCAGTCAAACTATATTTATGATGTTGCATCATTGCGAAGTTAGTTTTAAAATGATTCTCAAGAGTTTCGTGAGAAAGAGCTATGTAAAAAAACTATTAAGACCCTCCAGTCTAACTGTTGATGAAACATTAGTGTTAGGGTTGTTTACTTCAACATCCTTATGTAATTTTGGTATATTATCAAAAAATACTTTTATTTTATTAAATTGTGTCGTTGATAAACTTTCAATAAAATCTTTAGTTTCTTTATCATTAAAGTCTGTTTTTTCATACACCTTTTCACCATCTATGACTCTATGTACACATTTAACAATTATATTAAATAGGTCTTCCATAGTAGGACTTTTAAAATCTTTTAAATCATTTAAATCATCAATGTTTGGATATCTAAATTCTATTGAAATTTTATCATCCACTTTAACTAAATTACTATCTGGTAATACATCATCTACTACCAAATCAACAAGTTTAATTTCTTTTGTTACAAATGTGTTTTCTTCATCTGGACATTTTATAGAAACTTTAGTAGTTTCCCCAGACGATTTTGCACGAATATTAACAAAAAGATATTCTAAATCTGCCATAGGTATTTTACCTGCTTTAACAGTATGATTAGTGCAGTTTTCTATAAGATTTTTTACTGCATTAATTATATCTTTCTGGTCACCAGTTTCATTGGCAATCATAAGATTCTTTTCTTCTTTTACCAAGTAAGGTCTATACTTGATATCAAGTTTTGAAATTGGTAGTTTTATGTCATAAGTTGACACTTCAAATTTTGGCAAAGCCATAATGTACTCCTTTATCTAACAAATTTACCGATAGTGTTACCAACACCACCAGTGATTATATCTGCGGCTGAACCAGCGGTTGCAATCGCAGTAGGTGATGCACCAGATTTACCAAGAATATCATAAAGAACACCTTTAGGACTTATGATACTGTATCTGGAATCATCTCCAATATATATATCCGACCCTCTCAACCTTAAACTCTTATCTGCAATACTATCATCAACACCTTCTTCTTTGATAGTATGCCACTCTCTATATGCAAGTTCAACGGTTACTCTTTGAATTTCACTAGATGCTTGGTTTAAATCTTGAGGTGAAATTGATTTAGGCCAAACCTCTTTTACTGAAACTCCATAACTGGTTTTTTCTTCTTTTGCACCAGTAAATGCAAAGAAATTAAATGGTATAACTGTATTACTACCTTTACCCATTTGAAATATATCTAGTTCACCTATGTAATTATTATAATAGTTTAAATTGTGATTTACTGGATTGTAAATGTTTTTCATCCACATTTCAAAGAATCTTTTTTCAGACATATCTGCATTACATACAAATGTTGCTTGTAATGTTGCATATTGACCAACACCTTGAGGTAGTTCTCTTGGTGGGCCGTATATATTATCGTCTGGTGCAGAACGAATACTTCTGCCTGGAAACTGTAAATTTTCTGCTCTTAAACTAACATAACGATTACTTTCACCAGTAAATAATTTACACTTTAAAAATATCTCAAATCTATTTTGTTGTGCTTGTTCTCTACCATATAAAGAACTTTTAAAATTTCTTAATGAAAATACCATTAGATTGCTTTCCTACTATCTGACCACACTTTACTTGCAGATGATTTCTTGAATCTCTGTACTGGTAACATAATTGCAGTCATAAAATCTTCTTCTTCTAATTTCCTAAATCTACTTCTAACATTACTATTTAAGTATCTTTTTAAAGTTGGTTTAATAAGTCTTACTTTTTTCAACGCACTATAATTTGCATTTGGGTCTAAACGACTTAATAGTTGGGCCCTCAACGCATATGGTAAATAGTGAAAATTTATTCCTAAGAAACCATCTCTATATTTTTCTATTGGTAATACCAACGGAAATGTATCATAATATGGTAGTTTGTTTTTCAATTTAGGGTCATATATAAACATATTCAACGCACCAAAGTTAACTCTACCAGTAATCTTTCCATCTCTTATAAGTTGTGATTGAGATGGTGTACCGAGTTCTTTTATACGATTACGATACCATTGGTATGGTTCTTTACCACTTTTCCTTAACTTTAATATTTCGTCAAATATACTCATTTACTATATTTATAAGTGGGATTGAGGTGGTCTTCAGTCAATATTACAAAATCCATATTTCTATCTCTACAATATTCTTTTGCAGCTTTCCATTTTGCAGTGTTCTTTCCCCACTCGTAAACCTCTTTTATGAACGATTTTGTTTTTCTTTTAGGTATTTTAGGTTCAACAGTATATTTTTTAGGTTTGACTTCTATTATCATTTTTCTTAATTTACCATCTGCTCTTTTGACTTTGACATAGAAATCTGGGAAATATCTATGATATTTGCCATCTGTTGGTAAAAAATAAGGTATTATCAGTTCTTCTGACCCCCACTCTAATACTCTAGGATTTTTATCACAATACACCATAAATTTTCGTTCCCACAAACTTCTGTAATAAATAGTAGTAGGATTACCTTTATACTTTTTAGTGTCAGAGGGAATATAACGACCACTATAACTCATAGGAATATTTATATGGTATTAAATTATAAAGACATTGCAATGGGAACTAACAGTAATGAAGAAATCACTAATAGTTTAGAAAATGACATATTTTCAGAAAGACTTAGTTTAGACCAAAATACTAGAAAAAGTAAATTTAATCAAGAAATTTTACAATATCCATTAAATGCTGGTAATGATGGTGGTAGGACACCAGCTGGACATCACATACAATTTGAGATATTAGAACAAGATGTTGGACAAATAAAATTTGGTGAATTAAAAACACAGGCTGGTGATCAAGTTTTAGGAATATCAGAATTAGTAAAAGACTCTAATATGGTGGGCAGGCAAGTTCTTGTTACTAAAAATGGTGATGTT